GAATGTTGTTGATTTATCGGTAGACAATCCATACGAAAGAGACCATTCACTTACCACAGATTACATTACAAAGGGTTATAAACCATGTTCTGCGTGGTTTGAAGGAATGGTAAAAAAATTGAAATTTGATAGGAGGAAAGTCGCCCAAGAATTAGAGTGTAATTTTTTGGGTTCAGGAGATAATGTATTTGAATCTGAATTAATGCAGAAAATCTCTCATAATCAATTGAGAGATGCTTCGGCGAAACTCATGGGTGGTGCTCTTTGGATTTTTAAAGAACCGGAAAACGGTCACAAATATGTCATGGGCGTTGACGTATCAAGAGGAGATTCTGAAGATTTCTCATGTATTGAAATTATTGACTTTGATGAGCGTGAACAAGTATTGGAATACGTAGGAAAAGTTCCTCCTGATGTCATTGCGGAAATTGCATATAAGTGGGGTTCTATGTATAATGCTTATTGTGTTATTGATATTACTGGGGGTATGGGTGTTTCTACTGCTAGAAAAATGCAAGAAATGTCATATGCATCAGGGTTATATGTGGATAATATAGACCCATCAAAAAAATGGAAGTATGACCCAAAATTAAATGAAAAAATTCCTGGTATAAATTTCAATTCAAAAAGAGTACAAATTATTTCTGCATTTGAGGAGGCGGTGAGACATGACTTTAAAATATATTCGAACAGATTGTATAATGAAATGAACACTTTTATTTACGTTAATGGAAGGCCTGACCATCAGAAAGGACACCATGATGATTGTATTATGGCAATGTCTATGGCAATTTACGTCGCAGAAAAATCATTTCAATCTTTACAGAAGGTTGTAAATCATACTAAAGCAATGCTCAATTCGTGGGCGACATTTACTTCAGAGAATAAAAATTCGTCTCAATTTTTTAATCCCATGATACCACAATCGAATGGTTCAAATAATTCTATGAGACAAGGAGCCACAAGGGAGGATTACCAAAAATATAAGTGGTTATTTAGTTGATAATAACTATTTATTATCACAACGTAAGAAGTAAAATTAAACAATGGCTGAAAATAATTTAACGGTTTGGCAGAGGTTATCCCAAACCTTTGGACCTAATTCTTTGTTGGGACAAGATGTTCCAACATTCAAGTTTGATAAAAAAGAATTATTAAGGACCAAAAGTAGGGATGAGTATGAGCGAGAAAAACTTCAAGCTCAACAAACGTTTTATCTAACTAATCAATGGGCTAAAGTTGAGAACAATTTATATTCTCAAGCAATTTATTACGAGCCAAGTAGGCTATCATCACAATATGACTACGAGTCAATGGAGTATACTCCTGAAATTTCCGCGGCTTTAGATATCTACGCTGAAGAGTCAACGACAACAAACGAAGATGGGTTTATTCTTCAAATTTATTCAGAATCAAAAAGAATCAAAGCAGTTTTAGCCGACCTATTTAACAATAGTTTAGATATTAATACAAACTTGCCGATGTGGACGAGGAATACTTGTAAATTCGGTGATAATTTTGTTTATCTAAAATTAGACCCAGAGAAAGGTATTGTAGGATGTCAACAACTACCGACAATTGAAATAGAAAGACACGAAGTCGGAGCTTCCAACAAAATTTTATCTCCATCACAAGAGAAACCTGAAAAGCCAAAGGCCTTACAATTTACTTGGAAAAATAAAGGTATGGAGTTTCAGTCTTGGGAAATTGCTCACTTTAGATTATTAGGTGACGATAGAAAACTACCTTATGGAACATCCATGTTGGAGAAAGCAAGAAGGATTTGGAAACAACTTCTTTTATCAGAGGACGCAATGTTGATTTACAGAACTTCAAGAGCCCCCGAAAGAAGAATGTTCAAAGTTTTTGTTGGTAATATGAATGATGACGATGTTGAAGCATATGTACAACGTGTTGCCAACAAATTTAAGAGAGAACAAATTGTTGATAGTAGAACGGGTAACGTTGACATGAGATTTAATCAGATGGCGGTTGACCAAGATTATTTTATTCCTGTACGTGACCCAGCAGCTCCTGACCCAATCACAACACTTCCAGGTGCGACAAATCTTTCGGAGATTGCAGATATTGAATATATTCAAAAGAAACTTCTAACCGCTCTTCGTGTACCTAAAGCATTTTTGGGATTCGAAGAAGTTGTTGGAGACGGAAAAAATCTTTCTTTACAGGATATTCGTTTTGCACGTACTATTAACAGAATTCAAAAAAGTATGTTGGCAGAACTTAATAAAATTGCCATCATTCATTTATTCCTTTTAGGGTTTGAAGATGAGTTAGGTAATTTCACATTAGGTTTAACAAATCCATCAACTCAAGCGGACTTGTTAAAAATTGATGTATGGAAAGAAAAGATTTTATTATACAAAGATTTAGTTGCAGACCCAGGAAATGGAATCCAAGCAACTTCATCTACATGGGCGAAAAAGCATATTTTTGGATGGTCCGATGAAGAAATTAGATTGGACTTACAACAACAAAGAATTGAAAGAGCCGTAGGAGAAGAACTTAAAGCAACTCCAACAGTAATAACAAAAACAGGAGTGTTTGACAATATTGACAAACTTTATGGAAGTCAGACGGGAGGAACCGCTTCTGCAGGTACGGAACCTGCGGGTGGTGAAACTTCTCCTGACTTTGGTGCACCACCGCCGGGTGGAGAAGCACCTTTGACACCACCTCCACCAGCAGAAGAAGCGGGAGGACCACCGCCACCTCCAGAACCTGAAGGAACAGTAACACCAGAATCTAGAAAAAAAGATTTGAATATTTTGGTTGAGGGAAATTTGATTGAAAGAGCAAGCAACATTGATTTGGGTCAAGGGCAAGAATCTTTAGGTAAAATTTCTCAAGAATTAGATAAGTTACTGAATTCATAATATTTATTTGGAAAGCCAAAATAATGACCTTCGGAAAAGTAAAAACCCTGATTGAAAATAGATTGATTGAGTCATATCAAAATCAAGATGACTTCAAAAAACTATTGCGCGAATTCAAACACAATGTTCTTGAAAACAAGAATTTATCTAAAATCTATTCACTATATGACCAATTGAGTACACCTCAAGGTTTGTCAGAGTCCGACGCTAAAGAATTTATTATTGAAGGAATTTCACTTATACAGAATTTGTTATTAAAAATAAAAATGCCAAGAACTATAACAGAAATAGAAGATAATTCTTATGAGGATATTGATACATTAGTTTACACAGCAAAGATTAGTTTGAAAGAAAGAATTGAAGCGAAAAAAAATATTATAAGTGTTTTAACTTCCAAAAAAGCTTCGATGAGAGAATCAATTAACTTACCAATCAAATCAATGGTTACAATTGCCAATCAAACTTTGAATAATTTTCTGACAACGATGGATGAGAATTCTAGAAAAGAATTTATGAGTTTGATTTCAGAAGATTCTAACACTTTAGAAATGAAATATGAAACTTTAAAAGAGAAAACAATTTCTAAATTAAACTCTATATTGGAAAGTGAACAAGAATTTGAACTCAAAACAAAATTAGCAGAAACAATCGATAGAATTAAGCAAGAAAAATTTGACCAAGTTAACTTTCTAAAGTTAAAGAATTTAGAAAATTCAATTTAATTTCTTTTTTTGTACGTAAATAGCTTTAAGAATCTGTGACCTTTTTTTCACAGATTTTTTTTTGTACTCTTTTCTTTCGGTAAGAATCTGATTTTGTTTGGTCTTTACAACTTTGGATTTTAACTGCTTAAGAGATTTTTCCAAATTTCCCACATTTTTTACTTCAATAATCAACATATACTAGAAATATCACGTTTTTCTTTAATTTTTTGACTTATAGGTTTTATAAACCTATTTTTATCAAAATAAACTTCGATAATATGAAATTTAATGAAGAAAGGAAAAAGTGTAAAGTTGAATCTATTCAACCCAATAAAATCAATATATGGTACTGTTGATTCAAAAAATTTAAAATCTGTATACATAAACATTCAATCGTGGGTCACACCAAAATTTGAATATGATAATTGGAATAGAGTTGTTTGTAACTTAAGTAGAGAAATTAAGCATTCTGTGTATAATTCAATTTCACCAACAATTTTTAAAGATAAAAGTATTGTTGATTTAGATTTAAGAACAAGTGGAATATCACATGGAAAAAAATCATTCTTTAATTTAGAGGTAAATTTATTTGTTAATTGTGAAACAGATTTTAAGTCTTTAGAAATAAAAGATTCCATAAAAAAAATTGTTAAAACTATTTTTAAAGAGAATATTGTTGATAATCAATATTTTGTGTTTTCTACGTCTAAAAGGGAAAAGTAAGATAAACTAATATATCTCAATATTTATTACAAAAGCCTAATGAAACAATTGAGAATATTAGAGGCAAATGAACTAGGTCACGGTATATTGATTGAGATGGACGCTGGTTTCGTTTCTCCGAAAGACAAT